GTACCAGTCAGCAATAGAAGAAACTGTCGCGGTTCCTGTAGTAATTCCAGAATTATTAACAAATGATACTGTAGAAGCATTTCTGAAGGCAGCAAAAGTTGTACCTTCTGCATAATCAATCTGGGTTTCAGTACCAGCTGAAGAAACTCTTGAAGTAATTTTTACATCGATCGTGCTATTTCCATTTGCTGAAGTAGTAACTCCAGTAATGATTCCCTTTAGATATCCAGTAAATGATGAAGTTGATCCAGAACCAGCAATCGTTGTTGAAATTCCTGCAGTAACACCATATCCGATTACTGCGCCCAGATTACCTAAATCTGTTGTAGAAATTCCAAGTGTTTGATCTGCTAAACCATCAATAACACAGACCTTCAAATTATTTGCCCAAGTTCCTGGGTTCTTTGCAGCAAAAGTAAAATTACCTGCTTCTGAATGCTCCTGAATATAATCATCATAATTAGTAATCTGGAGTGAAGCAGTTGAAGCAACTCCTACTCCAGCATTAGCATTATTTAAAGTAGTTCCACCAGTTCTAACAACTTTAAGAACTCCTCCATATGAAAGGTAGGATGATGCGCTCATCCAGTACTCATACTGTTCATCAGTCGATTGTGGTTTTCCAAATACACTAATTAAATCTCGTTCTGTTGCAATATCAATTGGGTAATCAACTGGTCCAATTGGAAAGGGTCCAGCAATCGCTCCAATATTATCTAAAACATTATCAGCTCTTCCTACAGTTAAGTCAACTTCTCTGACGAGTACGCCTGGAGATAATTGAGGAGTCGCCATGTTTTTCTCCGTAAATCTCAGTTTATCTAAAAAATATTTATTAAAAAAACACTTTACGTAGGGGAAATAGGACGTGAATGTCTACCAATCTGGATATTCAAAAAATTCCTTACCTTTAGAGTGCTTTTTGCTACTTTTTATGACTCTATTTACTGTACATTCTTTGCATTCGTAAGAATATGAAGACGCTACAGGACCCCTATCTTTGCGGGTTCTGTAAAAACCATCTATTAAATTCTTAATTTCGCCACAAACTCTACACTTTCTATCCGTTAAAAGCAAATGACCTAAATTTATTTGCTTATCTAAATCCATTACATATATTCCCACATATATGAACGGTCACCATATTCATCAACAAACCATCTATCTCCATCCTTATCGATAAAACTATCAGTATCTAACCCATCAGAAACAAATCCAAAAGGAGCCATATCCTGTTCTATCTGATTTCTTTGTTCTTCATACAGTCGTTTTCTTACATCTTGATCCGTAAGTTCTTTAAAATAGTCTTGGGCAACTAACCAGGCGTAAATAACCAAACACATAGCAAGGTCATCATTGCACCCTTCTTCAGCTTCAAATGAGTTGTGCTTTTGAATAAAGGTTGTAAGTTCACTTATAATCTCATAATCATTCAATAATAGTTTACTTTCCTCAATCATTGTCTTAAGGTTAAGACAACCAACTTTTTTTACCGTTTTTGACATTTTAACGCCGAGTTGGGTCTTCTTTCCAGAAAATCCTTGTCCAACTATCTGCCCCGCTCTACCTCTCATTGAACACATTAAAAGATTATTATATTCAAGATCATATTGAAGGATACTAGCTACTTGATCCCCAACATCATTTACTTCACATAAAACGTATGCATTATTATACGCCGTTGCTGTTTCGTGGATAATACTTGGAAAAAGCATTGGTTTTATTTCATTGTTTCTATACTTGGCGACAACTTTATGAGGAAACTGTGTAATGTCCACCACAGTGAATGCTGAATAGTCATTTCCTACACCTCTAGCAACGTCTACAGTTATGAGATAATCATTATTTTGCACTGGGTCAAAGTAAACGTCTAAACCCGCGCTACGGGTCTTAGGGTGGTCATACACAAGTGTTCTTAGTTTAGATGGTGCGATTAATGTATCTACAGATCCTAGAAATTCGCATTCAAACTCAACCTTAAATTGTTGTTCACTCGTATTTGCTATTGTTTGTATTTTCCATTCTTCATCCCTTCCTGGAACTTCGCTCCAGTGAACGTCTGTGTAAATATATTCATTTTTTCCTTTTTCTGCATCATGCCACATACGGTAGAAATGATTCATACCGTGTGGCGTTGATACAATAATTACCTTTGTGTTTTTACCAGAAGTGATAGTAGGATAAACAGATGCAAAGAATGAATCGGCAATATGATTTGGAACGAATGCAAATTCGTCCAAAAATAAAATATTGAAAGACATTCCTCGAACAGCAGATGCTGATGTTGATGCTGCTAAAATTTTAGATCCATTTTCAAGTTCAAGAGAACCTTTATTCCAAGAAATAATACCTTGCTGCATCCACTTAGGTAAATTTTCATAAGCAGTTTGTAATCTATCTAAGAGTTCCCTTGCGGTTGCTGCTTTGTTTGCAAGAATACCGATATTTACGTTATCATTAAAAACTGCATAATGCAACAAAAAGGAAACTACTGTTGTAGATTTTCCAGTCTGTCTGGGCATCTTACAAATATTAAATCTATGCTCATGAAAACGATTAACAAGTTTTTCTTGAAATGGATACAATTGAAAGGGTTGTAGTCCATGATCAAGAGTAACAATCTTCACATAATTTTTAGCAAAATATACGGGGTCATCTTTACACTTAACAAATTCTAAAATTTGCTCTTCAGTAAATTCAATTGGCGTATTTGCTTTTTTTAATAACGGATTGCCAAGATATACATCATTTGACATAATAAAACCTCTAAATTAACTTACCATTTAACTTTGTCTGCCCAATAAGCAGCAGACATTTTTCCTTTCGCAATGTTCTTGGCGTGTCTGGTTTGGAACCTATGACGACGACTTGCATATTCTTTAGACTCACCCTTTTTCTTTGGAGAACCTTTGACTCCCAATTGTCCGAAACGAATAAGTTTTTCTTTTCCACCTTCACACGCTTTTACAACGTGAGATTTTCCAGTTTCTCCTGAACCATGTGCTTCTGCTTTTGGCTTATTGCACTTCATTTCAGACTTTTTTGCTTCCAATATTTCAACCTCTTCTCCCATTGGCTTTATATAATTTTTATTAAATCCCGGTTTAGGTGAGGAACCTCCTTTAGGTCCACAAGGTTGAATAAATGGCTGTCCTGGTTGAATCTGTGAAATAGAATGATAAATTACGACGCACCCAGGATAAACTTTCTGGAGTTCATCGTTAATTTCCTTACGTGTTGGTAGTTTAACCTGAGGGAAAAATATTTTAAAAGAATAGTATTTTGCTCTCCAAGATAGAGTAACTGCGATTACATTTCCAACTTGAGATTGAAGTCTAACTGCTTCCGTCACTTGGGATTTAAATCCTTTGATTGGTTCTGGTTTAATAATATCCACCACTTCGGCAAAAGTATTTCCGTTCAAATCTTCTATGGTTTGTTCTGGAACTACTATTTTTTTGGATTTTGTCTTTTTGGGGGAATGGGAACAACCACAATTTTCTAAGATTTCTTGAGTTATTGTATCTACAAGTGAAATATCATATCCGGCATTTATATTTCTAATAGCAGTGTCGCCCTTTCTTACTAATGGTATTTTTGGTTCTTTCCTTTTTGTTTGAGCGGCGGATCGTTCCCCTTCAGTAGATCCTTGTATGGAAAGTGTTCTAATTCCTTTTGAACGCTTAGACTTTCTAATATCTTTGGGGTCTACTTCAAAACTTAGTCCTTCTTCCATTTCACCACTTGCAATGTAATCTGCAGCAGTATCAATATAATCAGCCGCCTTAGTAATTTTAGACTGAACCCACGCTTCAAGGTCGCCTTCACCTTTACCAACTTTTGCTTTAAGTCTTTTTACTGCATCTTCAATTGTTTTAAGTTCTGATCTCGCCATTGAATATTCTTCATCTTTCACAGAAACTCTATCCCAAGCCTTTTCTCCATAAGAACATTCAGATCTAGTTTCTCTTTTATTGCATAATGGACAATATCTTTCTTCTTCGTGCATGGTTTCCTCCGATTTAGTTCCCCAGTTTGCAGCACCAACTTTACGGCATTTAACAAGTGCTCCAGAAGCATATGCACTTGGCCAAATATCATAACGAGACTTTACTTTATGATAACAAGCATCCTTTTTCGCAGACTTTTTCTTTTCTTGTAAATCCATCTCTTCAGTCCTTACATTAGTTGGTTTTGCTGCACCAGTTTTTTCTGGTTGATTTGGATCCTTTCTATTTTTTCTCTTGAACGCTTTTTCTTCCTGTTCTGGAGACAATTCTGCAGACATTTTAGAGCTTCCACATTTTGGTGTAGAAGTTTGTCCTTCTTGACGAGCACAAGGAGCACCAGCAAAAGGACCGCCAAGTTGAACCCATCCCTTTACCTTTCTACCCGTTTTAGGGTCAGTTCCACTAGACTTTTTAAACCAATCTCTAAGGGTTTCATCCCCAGATTTAGTTTCTTCTTTTACATCTTTAAACTTTTTGTGATGCTTTTTAGCATCCGCCTCCATTTTTTTCAAACGAGTGTAATAATCTGGTATTTCGTCTAAATGCTGAAGGGCAATATCTCTAGCAAGTTCGTGGTCTTTTGTATGTTCGTGCTCAATAGGTTCTCCCATATCAAGTTGCTTTTGTATGAAAGAAACATCAAGACGATGCTTCTTTGCAATTTGCTCCACAGTTTTATGAGATTTGAGTTTATTCATTGATAAAATAGAACCTCTATTTATTTATTATTCAGTTGGTTCTTGAGTTTGCTGTTTTAAAAGTTTTGCAAGTTCTGCAGTAGATCCAACAAAAAGGGCATTATTTACAGTTGTTGGTCCTTTTGTTGTTTCTTCTTCTACATCTTTTTTAATCTTATGTAAAGCCATAAGTTTTTCTGCTATTTCACTTGTATTTTTTATTAATTGACCGGCAACTTCATAAGCACGAGGCATTTCACTTTCCTGCGCTAACTCAAGAATACCATTAATAGCTTCCTGTCCTTTTTCCACAAGAGAGTATAAATTTCCTCTTGCATATTCATAATCCTTTTTAATATCATCAGACGCAGACGCATACTTTTCTATTTTCTCAGTAATTTCTTCCGCTTTTACTGGTATAATTTCTCCCTCCACATTAAAAGTATCGTTAAGCTTATCGAAATTTTTAGTCATTTTCATGAATTAACTCCACTAAATCCAAAGTCATCGCCGTCTTCAATCAATAGATTATCTGCAGAGGTTATTGATTTTACTTCTGCTCCAGACAAATGCGGAGTAATATTAGTTCCATCTCTTCCCCTATCAACAGTAATAGTATTTCCTGCTTTTGATTTTACATATACCTCCTCGCCCTCAATATCCAAATAAGTATTCACTAAAATAGAAGACGCATCATTTACAGGTATTATTATGTCTTCGACCCCAATATCTTTTGTAATATTTGTAACTATTGTTCCAGTATAATTTTTAATTGCCCTCGGTTCTGCTGAATAAACTATTTCTCTAGTAGGTGTATTTGTAGTATCTCCAGTAATATATCCAATAGTAGTCTTCTTGATAATATCCTTGGTTGCAGAAGAAATAGGACCAAAAAGATAAGTTTTAACTGTAAATCTTAATGTATAAATTAAGACTCTCCTTGTCGTAAAGTTCCCTTCATAATCATCCTGCATAGTAATGTTTTCAAGAACAACAGGAACGTCTCTCTTTTCGTTAATACTATCAACCAATTCAACGGTCATAGTATATGCTGGTTGAAAATATGGTAAAATTTGCTCCACAATTTGTAATGCGTCATCATTCAACTTAGACATAATACTAAGTTCAAACTGCATATTATATGGAACGGGTAAATATGATTTTTTTGTCTCCTTTCCATCAACTACAGATTTTGCAGTGAATGTTTGTGTAGTTGATGATTTTCTACCTGGATCGTATGTTAAACCAGTAAATTCAAACGACATTCTTGGTAATGTTATTTGAACCGGTTTATTTAAATCGGGAGATTGCTCTAATCTAGCTAGAAATTTTTGAGTTGGACCATACGCCAAAGGAACTTTTATCACACTTGTCACATCCCCACTATTATTAAAGTGTTTAATGTTTATTTCATTAAACAAAGAACCAAAAGCAATTACGGTTCTTCTTAAAATTTCGTGATAAAAGTACTCAAACATTTTATTGACCTTTGAATATTATTTTAATCATAATAAAATATATTTAGGGCATTCCAAATGGATTTACCTCACTGAAGTCTATAATCTCATTTGCTTCAATCTCTATCTCCTCATTATTGGTAAATCCATCCTTAACGGCAAATACATCAACTTTTCTTAAGGAGTAAGAAGCATTTGAGGTGGAACCAACAATATTTTCGCCAGAAATAAATTCCCCATTTACATTCGATACCTCTAAAATATTTGTGACCGAATTCCAAGACCTAACTCTTCCAGTAGTTCCACTTTGGGAACCAGAAACAACTTCATTGAATATAAAGGTCCCCATTCCGCCAACATTTGGTGATTGTATCACTATTGTTGGGGCAACATTATAACCTAATCCTGCATTGGTTATATTTATTTGCGTGATAGTTCCTGCAGTAGAAACAACTGCTGTAGCTGCTGCAGAAACTGAAGATATTCCAGTAAATGTAATTGTGGGTGGCGTTACATATCCAGATCCAGAATTTGTAAGGGTAATTACACCAATAATTCCGTCCCCAATTACTGCCGTTGCAGTTGCACCACTTCCTCCCCCACCAATAAATCTAACTCCTGGGGTAACAGTGTATCCATATCCTGGATTAACTATTTCTACAGACTGAACAGATTGCGCAGAAGGGTTTGTATTATTATTACATACGACTATTCCGCCAATCATCTTAGCAGTTGCGGTTGCAGTTACTCCCCCAGCAGGTGCAGATGAAATTCCTACTGTAGGAACACTGGTATATCCACCACCTCGATTTGTGACGGTTATATATCTAATACCGCCATTTACAATCTGAGTTGTTGCTTGTGCGGTAATACCTGCCCCAACCATAACAAGTTTTTGGACAACCCCAATAGCAACAGAATCTTCTCCAGTTCCACTGATATTATCATCAATATTTTCAATACTAGTATCAATAATCTCGTCTTCATATCTAAACAATTCACATTTCAACTCATAAGTATAATTTCCTTGTAGTTGATAGAATGGCTTTTCGTGCTCTACGTATTTTATTTCAAATAAACGGTCCCCTAAAGGAAAATAAACTAAATCCCCTTCTTTTGGTCTAGTAGATAATTTAACGTCTGGTTGATTAGTAATTAAAGGAGAAATATAAGTTTCAAACCTCTCTCTTGATATTGTTAGAGTCAGTTCATTTAATGCTTGAATACCAAATTTAGAAAGTATTGTTGGATTGTCTCCATATCCGTCATAAGAATCTAAATACGCTTCTAATGGATATGCCGCATTAAATTTAGATTCTATTAATTCTCTTATTACCGTTTTTTCTGTTATATATTTTCTTGGAAGATAATAAATTTCAACACCATACATCCTAAGCTGTTCATTTATTAAATCTTGTATAAGACCTTGTTCTGTTTTAGAACCCTGAAGAAAAAATGGATTTAACATAATTTACCCAATCATATCTAGAGGTGGAAGTTCATAAGTGCTAGACATTTTTTCCATCAAAACATCTATTTCTCTTTGTGCGTCATCATACATTTGCCTTCCATTTAGTTCTACACCACCAGGGAGTTTTACTCCGGTGAATTTCATCATATTTTGTCCCCATTGTCTCTTTATTAAAGAAGTTAAGTAAGGTTTTAAGAAGGAATCATTCCAAACCCTAGAATAATCGTTTGGATCCATAGTCGAATAGCAGTCAATAATAAAATACTTATCTTCAGATACAGACCCCCAATCAATATCCAAATATAATCTATCTTGTCTTTTATTAAACCTGATTTGTTTTTGTGTATTTAAAAGAAAATCTAAATCTTCTAAGTAAGTTTTTACCATAGCATAACTTAAAAGTTCAGTTGTTCCCCAATAATAAACATCATTTAAAAATAATTGATATTTTACACTAAACATATTATGAGTAATTGTATTTGAACCATCAAAAGTAAAAATCTTATTTACGCCAATAACATTGGGGGGAACTTGGAGATAATTACTATTTTCGTAAAATGTAAAAGTAGTAGCTGTTCCTACAATATTTGCAGTTGCAGATGTACTTGCTATTCCCGCTAAATTTTGCGGAGTAGTTGAATATCCAGCTCTTCCCCTGTCAATATCATCTTTAGTTACTTTATACTTATAAAAAGTTGGATAAACTCCATCAAAATGTCTTTCTTGAAAAAACTGAACTGCGTCGTCTACAAGGTCTTCAATCTGCTCATCAGCAACATTAATTTCTAAAACTGGCGCTCCCAGTTTTCTTTTACAATAATCTATTAGTTCTTGTCTAGTAGATGGTTGCGCCATTTATCTTACTCTTTAAAAATATTTATGGTTTGGACGTTATGAGGCTAGAAACTACTTCCTGGTGCTTTAAATATAACTTAAAGTAACATTTAGCGATTTTTTTCAGGTCTTCAATATTATCAATAGAATCAATTTCTGAGGCTACTTTAAAATACTCAAAACTTTTACTTAAATTTTCAAGTTCTATTTTATCTGGATCCATCAACCAAACTCCTTAGTAACATTTTTATTTCGTCTAAATCATTTTTTATATTAGTCACATCACTCTCCAAATCTTCTATTTTTTGATTCTCTTTATTCTTTACGTCTCTTCTTGAGACATATTGTTGATATTCCGTCATATTTGTGTTGATAATAGCGTTTGTAAAAGGGTCTCTAATAAGATTATTATGACCCTCAACTTTTAAATATTCCATAATTTATGCAAGTGCAATTACTCTTAAGTTCCTAACTCTTGGTGGATAAGTTTGATTTGTTGAAGTAAGAACCAACTTAATTCTATAGAACCTGAATGAAGGAATCTGGTCAGCGGTAAAACTATATTCCCTAAAATCAATATTTGAAGATTCAAATCCAAGTGCTAAAGAAGGTTGAACAAAAACATCAGGTAATCCATCACTATTTGCAAGATCTATTACTTGTTGTCTAGAATCAAGATTTCTATATCCAGGGAATGCTGTGAAGATTGGAATGAAGTTTTGAGATTCTCCAATTGCATAAAATGCTCTTATATCACAATATTCATTAATATGCGCGTCTAATAATATCTTGATAGAACTTGCTGGATTTTCCAGAGTAATTTCTTTAGTAATATACTGGAATGCCGAAGGGTCAGTTCCAATAGAATTAACTCTATTGTCTGTAATGTAATTATCGATTACCTTATTTACTCTATTTGAAGTTAGAATTGCACTAACTCTTTGAGTATCAATTACCGGACTTACTCTAGGATCTACTGAATTTAAGAAAAGTCTCATATTCATAGATTTATTGTTTTTAATCGAATCAAGTTTAGCCTGCTCGTTTACCTTAGACGCTATTATTTTTGTATTGGGCAGATAATTAGATTTATTTAAAGTGACTGGTTCAAATCCACTATCAACATATGGAATTTCTTGTCCGCTAATACTAGAACCAGTAATAGTTCTAATCTCTGCATTGATAGAAGTTCCTTGTACAGTAGTATTCTGTACCATTGGTGTAATAATTTCAAATGGAATATTCTGAGATGCTTTTATGTTAAATCCACCCGAAGATTTTGTTGTATTAAAATAAAGTTGACTAAATTCTGCTCCAGTAACTCTATCAGCGCCATCTAAATCCATTTGAATTTTAATTGCATAAGAATCAAATGATATTGGATATGAAGAATCTGCATCTCCAAGATAATGAACTTTATTAATTCTTCTTAAAGAAACTCCATTCAATTCATATTTGTAAACTGGCGTATTTGTTGGTATAATTCCACTTCTAAGTACAGGAAGGAATCCAAAGAAAGATGGGTCAGCGATTCCAAGAGAAGTAACTCCATTCAAAGATCCGCCCGATACAGATGTATATTCAAATAATTCTCTACCTATTAAAGCATATCCAGGATTTGTTTCTCCCACGGGAATATTTTCAAAGGTTTCAAAATTAGATGAATCTGCAACTAAAATTGACCCAGTATCTTGATATGTATAGGGACTGGTTAATTTAGATGGAGAAATATCAGATTCTACTCCAGAAATTTTAACATAATTATCCTCAAAATACATTCCATGATTTTTGTGATTTACAATAATATGAAGACCATCATTATCAATATTAATGTCAGAAATCTGAACATTTCCGCCAATAGAAGAATTTAATGTAGTGATTATCCCAGAATTATTAATATACTGCACTGTTTTAGCAATTCCCGCTATAGAAAATTCTCCTTGAACATTATCCAGAATAAGTTCATTAGTGCTTGCTATGGAAACAAGAGAGAATAAAGCATCTCTTCCAGCAGGATTCGAACCAATGCTTGAAATGCCCAAAATATCTCCAACTACATAACCATTTCCAGAGTTGGTAATTGTAGCCGCTATTGCTACTCCATTAGAAATTGTAATATCAGCAGTTGCATTTCTACCATTACCAGTAATTGATTCCAAATTAACCGAATTAAATGTAAGGCTTCCGGAAGAAGGAGTATATCCTATTCCAGAATTAATAACTTGAAGAGTTCCTGTAGCAATTCCGGCATTGCCTACATAATTTCCTGTAGCATTTGTTTCTTGCTGAAGAATGGTATTTCCCAATGTTAAACCATTATCAGAAAGAGAAGTTGATAAACCTATTCTAATTTTTCTGGAACTTAAGTTGAGAGAATCTGGTAATAATGTTGCAACTTGAGCATTTCCTGGCGATAATTCTGGGCTATAGTATTCAACACTTCCAGAACTTAAGAAATCTGCACGATAAAGAACGAACTTAAGATCTTCCCACTGACTTGCCTCCCAAGTAGAAGCATTTTGCGATTTGAATAGAGATCCAAGATAAGGTTGATTTGAAATATAAGATTGGGTAAGTAAATCAACTTCACCAACTCTAGAAATAAAGACGTTATATTTGTTGGAATTTGACCCAACAACAAGTGCATATTCTTTCCCTCCTTCCAAATAAACTGGAGAGGTAAATTGAATTAAAGTTGCAACACTACCATCATTCGAAGTACTAATATTATCTGGAGTCAATACAACTTCTGAGAATGGAAGAACTGTTTGTGTTGGATATCCACCCTGCATAGTTCTAATTTGTATTAGAGCAGGAACATTTAAATCATCTTTTGTTTTAAAGAACAACTCACAACTAGTAAGGAAAATTCCACTTTCTTCTTTGACCAAGAAAGATTGTGCAAGAGGGTCCCACCAAGGACATCCATACCAATTGGTATTTTTCGAAACAACTTCACTTTTAACTAACTGAGCACCAGTAGTTCTAGATACATCTTTATTTTCTATCTCCTGTCTTTGCTCAATTACACCATTTCTTGTAGAAATAATATTTTCCTGGACTGTCTCAATTGTTCCGCTTGATGTAAATTTCTCTTCAGCAACAGTAGATGCAAGATTTCTATCATTTATTTGATTGTTTATCAACGTAAAAGTTTTTGATCCATTTTCAAATCTTGGATTGACCGATATATTTGGATTTGGAATATAAAAACTTCCTATTAATGAAGTGTAGACATCGGAAATCAATCTAACATTAGTGATAGTTGCTATAGCTCCTGTAGTTTTTCCTATGAGGGTCATTCCACTTTGTACCCATCCACTAAATTCGCCTTGATATTGTGGGGAAAGTGAGAAAGTATCTACATTTAAAATATCACTCGTTGAAGAATATGTGGAAGGAATATCTTGACTTGTATATGGACTCAACGAATATGTTGATGTTGGAGAATCATATGGACCTTCTTTATGATTAGATTGACACACTCTAAATGTAATTTGTGGTTCATTTAAGTCAACACATCTTTCATTAAGACCTGTTTGTTGAATATTTCCAATAACGGTTTCACCAACCTCAAAAACACCAGAGACCATACTTATTTCCAATAGTTTTGGAACACAATACCTTGTGACATCTATTCCATCAAAAAATGCATATACTTGAGTCAACGGTTTAATATTTTGTGAAACAAATTGAATATTTCTAGATCTCAAATATTGAACTAAGTCCCTACTTACAACTTTATCTCCGATTGAAGTTGTATCAAATTGTTCAGAAACAAAAGTAGTCGTTCCAGTTCTAGATTTGATACCAGTCTCTTTTATCTCTCTATAAGTATCTTGTGTAACTGTTGTTGTATATCCCCTATGCCATCCCCAGTATCCATAGTATCCATAGTAGCCATAGTATCCGTAGTATCCATACCACCAATTTCCATAATATCCATAATATCCATAATTATAGCTAGTATCGGTTCTGGTATCAACTGTTTCAATAACTTCCTTTCCAGTCCAGTTGGTTTCCCAAGATCCCCAAACTGTTGGAGAATATCCTGTCTGTGGATCAACGTTAAATTGCTTTTCTGCAAGAGCAAGAACCTGAGAGTAATTTCCCTCATTATTGATAATTTTTGCATCAAGTCTAACAGTATCAACCCAAGTATCTGTAGACGGTGTTAGTTCAATTTTACCCTGCCAGAAACTAATTACAAATGGAGTTACATTCTCCGTTCTTGTGGCGAACTCTTGTCTTAACCACTCAACTTCAGAATAATCAAGAGTAATCAAATCTCCTGTTTTTCTTACATTATTTCCTTCTGGAGTAAAGAAATTAAAGTCTCTAACAAAAGATTCTTGAGTACCTGGAACCAAATCTACTGAAGTGGTATAATGTTTAGGACGAAGTTCTTTATTTTTTGGATCAATACTATTTTCAAAAGGAATTCCAGTTTCTTGGGAGTTTAAAGTGCTAAAATTATCTACAAAAAATCCAGACTTAAATCTATCCAATCCATCAGAGTCTGATACAAATAGATTTGCTGTACTAGTTTCCAGCATAGAAAGGGAAGTATAATACTCTAGATTTTTAATTCTATTTTCTAGTTGTTTTATATCAACCATCCTATATCTTTTATGCTCAAGGAATTGAACAGAAGCTTGAGAAATATCAAATAGATATGGGGGAAGCGTTATGGTAGCAATTTCTAAAGCATCTTCAACTGAAATTGGTTTTTCTGGTCTTTCTGCTGGAATACCATATTTAACTTGGAAAGTACCATCTTTACGTACATAAACTCTATCAATTCTTCCCAAATAATATGAGAATGTAGTTAAGATACTTTCATCAGACGCCAAAATATTGGTTGCTGAATTTCCAATTTGGTCAAACGTTCTTCCATAAAACTCAAGTGGAGATCTTAAATTCTGTTCTGTAGTGTAAGAAGAAACTCTTGGTCTTATGTCCAGAATGTCACAATTTCGCGTAGAATTTACTATCTGGATATCTTTTACATAATCAAATCCTAGATAAGACTCTGCAGTTGTAACATCTCCATTATCAGATTCTTCATAGTATGCGCTACAGAAATAAACCTTTATTGGTTTTGAAGGCTCTGAAAATTCAGATAAACGACTAATAGAACCATAACCATAGAAAGAACCCTTCTGTCCATTATCAAACTTGTAGTTTGATGAAATATTTGAACTTGGAGAATCTACAGTTACAATTGTTGCCTGAATATTAGATTCTTCAAATAATATAGATTCCCCTTCTTTAAATGTATTTTCATTTAAAGTTATAAACGATATCTGACTGTCAGTTAATTTTTCTGCACATATTCCAATTGCCCCACTTAATTGTCCAACAAATTGTTCCCCAATAATTAAATCGGAAGTTTTTGTTGTTGGTCCTGTTATTGAAGAAAGAATAAGAGTTGGCGCTGAGGGAATATCGGTTGCAGTTTTTGACTCATATACTCCATAAACGTTAATAACATCAGGTACATTTAAAGATATAGTTTCGTCTTGAACTCTAGTACCATAAGGATAATTTCCATAATCTAATCCATCATTTAAAGTAGTTGATCCAATACCAGAAGATTCATATTTTGATTTTTTAACTACTAGTGTAGAAACTCTATTTTTTAACTTAATTTTTGATTTTGGTTTTGTCTTTCTAATCGTTGTGACTAATGTTGCCGGACCATTAGATCCCAAATTATAAATTTGCAGAGCAGAAGAACCTAAATCAAAAGCAAATTTATCTGCCGTTAATACTTCAGTAGTACCATCACTTCTAATTAATGAATATCTTTCTTCGTCGAAAGGTAAGAAAGTCTCATTTTCTCCGGCAATAACCTGCCCATCAAGCTGATTACCGGAAATAGTAACATTGTACGTTTTTCTAATTGTTATCCAAGAATCCGAAATATCGATAGACGCTATATTTGGTTTTGGCAAAATAGTATATAAAGTATCATCAGAAGATCTGGATATTTGTGTGGAAAGAATTTTCAAATCAGAAACTGTAATTGGTGATGTTGGTAAAGCGCCATCATTTATTCCAAGTACCGTAGTAACTCCGGATATTGCTACCTCAGTCTTACCTACACTTACTACAGACCCATATACGAAAAGATTACTGTAGTCTGAGCTATATTTTACAATGTCTCCAACTTTAACTATATTACCGGGAAAGTTTAAGTTGGTACTTGTTATTGTACTAATTCCACCCGAGTCGGCAGTAAATGTAGCAACACCTACATTGAAAAAGTCAATCTGTTTAGTATCTGCAGTAAAAGTATTTGAAGTTCCAACTATACCATAGACCGATTTAACATCAGAAATGCTATACGAAGTAATAGCTATTCCAATTCTATTACTATCGAGACCATCAAATATAAATGACTCATTTTTTATAAAAGAACCATTTTTTTGATAAACGCTGATTAAATTAGTATTAGTTACACTATCCTTTAAAAATGCGGTAGCTCCACTATTTTTCCCCCTAATAAAAGTTCCTCCGGATAGAGTAACTGGTTCATTGAGAGTTATTTCTGTCGTAGTTTGAATATCATATAAAGAAATATTCCACTCATTTAGATTTGGATTTGTTGTTTCATAAGATCCAGACTCTAATCTAAAATCGTAAACTCTTGCCAGACCAATTTCTTTTCCTGCAGCAATTGTTTGGGCACTTCCTACCCTAGAATTTCTCAAACTTAATACATAAGTATTACCAATTCCAATTTGAGGAGATCCATATACACGATTTAAACTAAAAGTAGACCCTGTATTATAGTTAATGGGAATGTCTTGAAGAGTAGCAGTTGTTCTTGGTTTCTCAGAGTCCAAAAATATGGGAGAAGTAGTTTCTACCTCATATCCTCGCACAAAAGCCTTTCCGGGAGAAATTTGATATACTGCAAGGTTTTCTGATGGAGTGGACCCACCATAAGTAAATTGTCCGGAATTAAATATTCCTTTATTTCCGACACCATCATTTAATGATTCTTTAATCGTTAAATCAAAAGGAGTTACATAATAATCTCCAGATTCTGCATAGGTTCTTCTAGCTAATTCATCTTGAATGATATTATATTCTTTATTAACTCTATTGGTCCTGATTACGCCGTCTATAATCGTTGCTAATTCTATAAAATTATTATCATTAAAATCAGTTAAATCTTTTTTAAAAAGAGATGTTGAAATTTTTAGTCTATCCGCACCAGGTGCAGCATAATTATTAAATCCCTGAGAGTTATCATTTAAGGACTCATCAATATCAGAATTAATTATTTCTTCATTTACAAACAAACCAACTCTATAATTTGGATTATTGGAATATTGGTCTAAAATTAAAGTCTCAGTATCTACTTTTATAAAATAACCTCTTATAAAATAAACACCCTCTGAAATTGAAAATGCAGAACCAACAGAGGTTGAATTATTTGCTATAGTTATACCAAAAGGTGTTCCTGCCGGAATAGTAGTATTTCCTAATAGTCCAGATGTAATTGTAGTGTTTGAGGAGAGACTTTCTCCGTCTAAAAATTCAACTGTTGAGTTATTTTGTGTACTGGAACTCAGGTAATTTACATATAAAGTAACATTTTCTCGCTCAGAATCTGTAGAAAGTAAAACACTTTCTACAACTGCAGTAATTCCTGATGTTAATCCAGTGATTTTAGTCCCAACTAACTGGTCAACATACGCATCTAAAGGAATCCCAAGATAAGTATTATTTAATTCTACCGCATAATAAAATTGATTATAAGATATATTTCCAGGAATAACCTTTGAACCTTCTTTAAAGAAATGCTGTCCAAATTTTTCTACTTGATTTTGTAGAATTGATTGTAATGTTGTTAATTCTCTGGCCTGAATAGGATATCCTGGTTTAAAAAGAACCTTGTAATAGTCATTATCCGCATCAAAATCGTCAAAATATGGCGATACGTTGAGGTTTGTTATCTGAGACATAATTCTTTAGAACTGCAAAATGACTTTAATATCTTCTTTTTGATTTATTGACCTTGTTATTGAAGGTCTATTATCTACGTAGATAATATTGCCAGAATATTTTTTAACTTCTGGATCTGACAAACCATCAGAGAAATTCTGACCAAGATAATATGTTCTATTATTTATTATGGTCGATGAACCGACAAAAGAGGTATCAATAGACAATGTTGCTCCAGTATTTCCACTAACAACCAAACTTCCTCCGGTTGTAATATTTCCAGAAAACTTTGTTAATTCAAATCCATATTGAGGGTCTAGTTGCCTTGTTCCAGAAGTATCAAAACCGGCAAAAGTTCTATCTTGCCAGTATTTTAAAACTCCCGTAGTTTGGTCATAACTAATTACCTTACCAACCGCAGTAACCCCAGTACCTATAGTTTGAGTAATCAAAGAATCTGGAGAATAAACTGCAGAACTATATCCAACCCCAGTCAATTTTATAGCGTAAGAAGCACTAGCTTTATCAATATTCAATATTTGAGATGAATTATATCCCAAAGGATTTTCTACCACACCAACTCTTGCTATCTGATTCCCAGTTATAAAGTCTGGATTATCAGTATCATTTTCAATTCTAGAGTATAAAAGAACATTATATGCACCCAACTCTCTATAAATATCTCTCCCATGCCCTCCTTTTGGAGAAATAATTACATCAAAGGTAGGTCTCTGCTGCCCTAATGGAACATTACCAGCAACTAAATCAACATTACCATAGGTATACCCAGACCCCTGATTTGATACTACTATAGATTCAACTTGCTGATCATTATCGACAACTATAGTACACTCTGCACCTATTCCGTCTCCTTTGATTGGGACATTTGTATAGGTTACATTAGCTGTTCCTAACCCAACTCCCCTATTTGTGATGGTAACTATTTTAATTGACCCATCGGTTGCATTGTTTATAACAGAAGCGTTATCAGGATTTGATTCCCAATTTAAAGGAACCGGCATAAATTGAGTTGATTCAAACTTTACAATATCACTGGGTTTGATAGTATAAAGATATTTCCAAATATACCCATCTCCACTAGTTCCGGCAGATCTAGGCTCCAAATCAACAAATGTAGGCTCATCTAAAGAAGGTCTTCCATTTTGAAACTCTGGAGTTGTCCCATTCTGCAAACAAATATAAACCCTATAATCACTATTTAAAACATAATATGAAGATGCATATAAGCTACTTGCCCCAGAAACAGGGGCAGGGTTTGTTCTGCTATAATCATGCCTATAATAATCATATGTAGTGCCTGATGACCAAACTCTTTTAGGAATAACTTGACGTACATCTGAGGGAGTGATTTTTTTCAGGGCTATCATGGTATCCCAATAACTATTCTCTTCATCAAAACTATCCCTTGGCGATGGGGGTAAAGTATCCCAATCGCTTTGTATTTCCGTTGGATTGGACAAACCCACAAAAGTATAATAAGAATTTGTTACTGATGTAATACCAGCAATAAAGTTTTTTGCATTTAATATTCTAATTTGGTCAGTTATAATTGCAGACATTTGAAAGAGTTTTTTATCTATTTATTAGATATAATTTAAATATCTTAATGGGGAAGTTCTTTTTACAAGTGTTCCCGTAGATATTCCTACATAACCATCTCCAGTATATGCATCATATTGGGACTCTTTTCCTCTAGATTTAAGGAATATTCTTCCCCAACTATAATTTCCATAATAGTTGCTATATCCAATACCAGTTAATCCATTATAATTGGAAACACTTGTTGTTACTTTTGCAATATAAGTTGTACCAACACCAATAATCGATGTTTGTGCTATTGAAACCGAAGCAACTTGGTAAACACCATCAAGGAAACTTGTTGTTGTTCCAACTATGTTTCCAGTATCATTCAAAGAAGTTACGCCATTTCCAACATTAGAATCCGAAACCACAAAATAATATCCAGTTTGAATTCCACTCACAGTAGTAACTCCAGTTATTGAACTATCCCTAAGTTGAGAATCCAATGGGATGAAGAAATCAAATACTATACCAGTAGATGCAACTCCAACAGAAACTGTCGAAATTCCCACAATACTTCCAAAATCCCCCAAATATGATATGACCCTACAAGACTCAGTTTTAGAACTTGGTGGTTCTATCAATATTGATGGTGGATTTTCTTGAGAATATCCACTAGAAATTCCAGTAATAGTTATTGTAGTAACAATACCTGAGGATATAGAAGCAACTGCCTGTGATGCAGTAAATCCAATACCAATAGGATTTTGGATTGTAACACTAGGAACACTTTCATACCCGAATCCACCATCTATAATAACAATAGAAGATATTGTTCCTGCCGCCGATACTACAGCGGTTGCACTTGCAGATACCTTTGAGTTTTGTGGAACAAAAGTAATATTATCTTGAGAATCATTATTATTTTCATTTAAAGGATTAAAAGATGGTCTAACATTTTCTACAAATATTATGGTAGAACCAATTCCAACTGGTTGAATTAGATTTGTAGTTGGATAAATTGAGGGTTCATATATGGGTCTATCTTTAGTTTCATTTTTTCCATTAACAATCAAATCTTCGGTTTGTCTACACCAGTTAATAGGTCTAGTCAAAGTTAAATCATCAGTATTTCCTGGACCAAGATAAGGATTAGTCTCAACAGTATCTATTGATAACAAATTAATAACAGATCTTTCGTCTTCTAAGAGAGTTGATGTTTGTCCAACATAAGGATCATATGTTAGTTGAAGTTGGTCTCCTGGTTTTACAGTTTCAATTATATCGTTATAGATAACATCGATGCCTTCACCACTTCCTTTATAGAATAGTATGCGGCAGTTATCATCAGGTTTTAGAGGCTCAGTAAATGTAATCTTACTTCCACCATTAAATATATAACCTTCACCAGGAACTTGAAGAACATCATTTACAAATACAAGTAAAACATCTTGGATATTAATTAAAGAACCCTTCCTAGCATATATTGATGTTAATTGAGAATTTAAATATAAAGGATAAACATTACGTCTTCCATCAAAAAATCTTTGTATATCATCAAGAACTTCAAATTCTCCCATAGACCAACCGAAGAATTTGTCTTCATCTACTGCATCAACATATATTTGAAACTCTGTTATACTAGAATTTGATACTGTTGGTATTCCTGTTGGACCACCTATAGGAATCGTTAATATATTACCAACTTCATATCCATATCCTGTATTTTTAATTTCAAAATTAATTACATTTGTATCTTGACCAACTACAATATCAACAGTCGCTTTTGTGCCTATTCCTGAGGATGATTGCCCATAAACTAACGGTATATCCGAATATGAAATTGGAGAATCTATTACAACATATGGGGGATTAGTTGAAGTATATCCAACTCCAGGGTTTGTAATTGCAATACTTACAATATTACCATTACTTACTGTTGCAGTTCCGACAAAATGTATACTTGGTGTCCCTGTAGAAGAAGTTGCTACACCAACTCTAACAGATACTGGAACTAATCCACTTGGCGTATCAATTGCGGATCTATAACCAGAACCGCTATTACCAATACTAATAGACGCAATTGTTCCTGCAGCAGACACAATTGCAGTTCCCCCTGCGGAAACTAATGGTTGATATCCAAAACCTTCAGTAGAACCAACAGAGACTATAATTCCGCCCCCAGGAAGACCTGAAGTATTAAAATCTGTGGGCAATGAAATCCCTTCGCCAACAAAAGTAATTGAGGTTATACCTAAAGATTCTGATAAAGAATAATTATTTTGGGTTCCTGGGTATTGGAAAATATTATTAACCAATACTATACCATTTTCATCAACAATATCTGTAATGTTATTACCATTTGTTGTTAATGTAAATGTATTTTCAATTCCATCAAATTCTGAAGAAATGTCATCAAAAATGAAATTTCTATAATATGATTCGTTTGAGGTATCTTTAATACCTGAACGCATAAATGTTCTTCCTTGGAAAGTGGAATATGTTGATATATCTTTCCAGTCTCTTTCATCGGGAGGATTTGATGGACTTCCTACTGGAACATTTCCATATGGAGCTTCAGCGAAATGTATTTTATTTCCAACAATAGAATAATTTCCACTTATCTTTGTGATGGTAGAACCTATTGAATGATTAGCAATTTCTGTTCCAAGCCAAGGTCTTAATAATCTAATAGCATTTGTGCTACCAATACCAATAGATTCAATTTTCATAACTTCATTATTGATAGAAATTAGTTCTCCAATAAAGAAATTAGTAGTAGAGTTTGCATATAAAACATCATCAATAGTTAAAAGATCCTGAGACAAATTAGTTGTAGTTGCGGAAGGGACTACGGGCGTCTGGATAACATTATCAATCAAAATCAAGGATTTTACATTTTGTTTTTGTGAAGTAAATAAATGGCTGGAACCAATACCAACTGAAGTTATATTTAATGCCTTAGGAATAGTCAATAAAGCATCATCAACATTTCTCGCCAGTTTAATGTTATTTTCATCAATTTTTATTACATAAACTGATGAAGGAAGTTTATCTGTAGTTCCAATTCCCACACCGAAATCAGTAGATGCTATTCCAATAGGTGATGGTATACCATATGGAGTTATTTCTCCAGGAGAATAAGTTAATTTTTCTCCCGTAACAAAAAAGTGATTTTCTATTGTTATAGAACTTGTCGCAGTACTTACTACCGAAGAACTAGACCCATCAAAATATCGTTCAAAAATTGGATAAGTTTTATGTTTTAGTTCAAATGTTCTTGCTATATCGTTTTCAGTACCATAATAAATTCCATAATCAGAAACAGCGGTATTGTTATTATATTGATTGGATGAATTTATAATATCAAATACATTTAATGTCATGTAGAATACTTTAACTTCAGTTTCAATATCCGGAATAGGGGTAAATGTTAACTGAACTGAATTTGTATCTTTTATGGTGCCAATTTCACCCAAGGTAGAATTTGTCTCAATATTTGCAAATTCAGTAAAATATGATTCGATATCATCATTAGATACTACCACTTCGGACATCTGGGTTCTGTTATTTGTGATATCAGAAACCTGAACAATAAAATACCCACCATAATAAGAATTTGAATATTCCGCAACAATATTTTCAGATGGAGTTGTTGAAGATGCTATTGATGTTGTTACTGCTTGGAATCTAACATATCTAATATCAAAAGTACCTATTCCAGTTGTAGATGTATTAGCAATAGATATTTGAATTGTGCTAATTGAAGCACCGATTCCCGCTCTTGGAATGAAATCAACATTAATATTATCATCGGAGAAATATGGATAATACGTACCTAGACCCAAACTAGACCGGGTACTTTCCGAATAGTTTGATAATTGACCATAATCTAAGAACTCTATGTTTGTTCCATCATGGACTAGATTTATCTCATCATATTGATACTTTTGATCCGTAGAAGAATAAATTTCAACCAAAGCCTTTACTGAAGTATACGATGACCCAATACTAATAATTGTAGAAGGTTCGAAAGAAACCGGTAAAGTGTTAGTTTCTAATCTTACAATATCTCCAAGAGAAGTGCTTCCCACACCAGCAAAATTATCTTTTAAATTAAATGCTAATATGGATATATCATAATTATTAACTTTATACTTTGTTGGGTAGAAAAGTATTAAACCCTGGTCCTCTTCTACAACAAAATCAAAAGACCCCAAATCATAAAAAGTTTCAATCCTACCATATTGATTCAAATATCCTATAGAATCGTCGTGCAATAAAGTAAGAATCAATAATTGTCTTTGAGATGTGTATCTTCTATCTCTAACAAAGGTAATATATTTTTGAGCTCTAGCATCAGATAACTGGAATCTATGTACAACTGAATACCTTTCATCTCTTGGATTGCTATTAAATAATGGACTTATATCATCTATTGTTAATACTCTATTACTAACAGATTCGAAATAATCTGTTAATATTCTACTAGAGAATGTTATTTCATCCGTTAATATCCCAGAATCTGTTCTAAGGACATTTTCTTTAGCAAGATCAAAATCATAAACACAATTTAAATTAGCAATTCCATCAATATCAACAGAAACATCTATATTTGATATTGAATCAGTAGAAATTCCAGAATATGCAAAAGTTTCCAATTGATAATCTGAAAATTTCTTAAATCCTGCAGTATGGTTTAAAGATCCAACAGCATTTTCCCAAGTATCATAAGGAACTCTAGATTTAAGTGAATATGAGAAATTTTGGTAATATAAATTATCTTGAATTCTTTGTAAATTATTATTCAAGTCTCCAGTCTCAGTTATCCATCCAGTCTCAACTTTAGAATATGCATTAGTATTAGCAAATGTATCAAAACTTAAGGCAGATGAAATAATTCCTTGGGTATTTGAAGATGTCCCCTGAATGATTTTTTGAGTTTCTAATATTTCCCTTGAAGAAACTTTTAAATATTTTATTTTTTCGTCCCAATCATCAACAGTTCCTATAATTGTTGCATCTCCAAAATATTTAAGATTTTCGTTCTTTAAGAATCTATTTAATTTCAATCCAATATCAAATTGAGGGAAATACTTTTCAGGTATAATTCTTCCGGCAGAATTAATATCATCAAAAGATCCAGGAAATTCTATTCCGATATAATCCCCCAAATTATAGGTTACTGTTGCATTATTACCACCATAATTTGGATCAACGGAAGTTAAAGTGAATAACTGATAATTATAATTTTTCGAATTAAATCCCTTTCCGGTCGAATTAAGACCAACACTAACATTTTCAATTAAGACTTTATCATTAACTGCAAATGGAAAACTATCAATAATGCTAAACTCCGCCGACAAAGTAACAGTTACATCTTTAGTTGTATTATTATAAGCAATAGAACTAATTCCAACTCCATTAGAATTTTGCGTAGGTATTATCGTTGGTTCTGTATCATTTAATCTAAAAGTATTATTCAATATTGTTACATAACTATCTCCAAGAGAATATTTAAGGTCTACTTCATCTAAAAGTTCCTTTGTTTTTCCGTCAAAAATTATCAATTTAGGTGCAGTTAAATACCCAACTCCAACTGATGTTATTCCAACATAGTCTAAAGAATTTAATGGTTCTATCTTTAAAACTTGAGGAAGAATAATATTTGGTTTTAATGTATTATCACAGGAAAAATCAAATCCAATATCATTAATTCTGGTTTTTTGAACTTTTCCAATTGAAGTACTAAATGCTTCTAAAATTGCACCAGTTCCTACTGAAGAATTGATAGTTACAAACTTTGGTAATTTATCGTATCTTTGTCCTTTAGATAAAATATCAATTTTAGAAACGGACCCAAATGCATTTATGGATGTTGTTTCATACTCCAAAGTTGATACTGAAGAATCATAATAAAGACTTTCTGGTTGATTCTCAATATTATATGTAAATGATGAAGTAGAAGTTGATACTACTTTATATTGTCCATTATATTCGCTCAATAATACTTGTATTTCATTATTTGAATCGACAGATGAATCAACATTTACTTCTTTTTTAATATTGGGGAGAAACTCACTATCAATTAAATCTAACTTATAATATAGTTTTTCTGGGGTATTTCCATTAATTGATAGTGAAACTTTAGAAGTACTATCAATACCAACTCTTCCGGTTTTTACTACTTCAATAGTTTCTCCATCAATAGACTTATCAAAAATCTGAGTGTAGTTTGAATCTAGATAAAAATTAAGTTCAAATGCAGAATAACTTTGTGTTCCATTTTGATATGATAAAGAAGAATCTGATAGATCAAAATCTATCACAGAGTTTCTATATGCCCTAATTGGAGGATTTATCGGAGATAAAGTTCCATATGATGCAGATGTTATTCCAACTATACTTGGGGATAGACTAATAGAACTATAGTATGATGGGGACAATTTAATATTGTCTTTATCATAAACAACAATATAATAAATTTGATTATCTCCCAATCCGGAAGAAGGAAGTTCTGATGTATGAATAACTTTTTGTCCAGTTTCAAACTTATGGTCTAAAATTGATATAGTATTTGTAACCGTGTTTACTCCAGCAGATACAAAAGATCTTGGATTTACTAATACCTTTCTGTTGTAATCGTTATATTTAAGTGTAAAAGTAGTAGAAATTCCAGGATTAACTCTCATAAAAACATAATCATTATCAATTAATCCATGTGTTTGAGCTGTAGAAACAGTAACAGTATTCTTTGATGCTTGTCCAGACAAAACATCATAGTTTGTTTTAAAGCTATGATAGGTTCCGGTCCCAATTCCAGTAAGATACAGAGTAGAACCTGTTGTCTTAATTCCAACAAATGTACCAGTACTTCCAACACCAACTGGTACTGTTGATATTCCAATCAAATCATTACTAATTTTAGCAGCATAAACTATAGATTCATTAGGAAGATCAAAACTAATCGAACCAGTAACAGAGACTTGAATAGAGTCACCACCATTATTAAAATAAGTTAACTCATCTCCAGTATTTAAGTTATGATTGGGTATATAAAGTGTTTTTGTTTTTACAAAAATCGTACTTCTACCAACTCCTGGATTAGAGAATGTAAGAGTTGTTCCTACACCTATACCAGAAATAGTTCCAATTCCAATAGACTCGCTTGGGTTAAAATAAATTTCTTTATTTACTTTATTGGAATAAAGCGTTGAATTATCAACGTTTATAGAAAATCTTCTTGGTAGTTCGTACAAAAGATCTGTAAAACTATGAGCAGATCCTACTGTTCCGTCAATTTCCCTTAATACCCAAATCCTTGAAGACTTTTTATCGACATCTAAAACTTTAACTTTTTCATTACCAATTAAGAAAATATCATTTACTTTAGTATAAGAACTATCAAGATTACCAGAAACATTTATGTATGTGGAGACTCCAGTAATAGAAACACTTGCAATTCCGGCAGGACTAGAAACTGAAAGTATATTTGAAAATACTCCTATATTGTAAGGACCATTTATTGTAGTTGATGTTGTGTTTATTCCAGAAACAAATACAATATCTGTGTTCAGAAAATTATGCGGGGAACCAGATTCAAAAAGTAATGAATTTCCATTCCCTTCAATAGAATAAATTTCCATATTATAAATTGTCGTACTAGAAGCACTAACATAATTAACTTCCTTTCCAGAAACTCTAGAAACCTTAGATACAAATCCAAAACCAGAAGTATCACTCTCATCAAATATTATCTTATCATTTACTTTATAATTTAATCCTCCAGTTACTATACCAACATTTTCAACTGATCCAGGAGAAGCATATTTAATATTGACGGTTTGATTTAAAGAATTTGGCGTATTAATATAAGGGTATTTTGTGCTATTATCGAATAAATTATATTTACTAGTATTCCTAACCCATTTCGTGCTGTTTAGATCGATATCATCTTGATTTGATGCCCTATCAAAATTAAATTTATTTGGTACTGATTTAAAGTAATTTCCGATTAAATATGGAAAAACTGGTTTTTTATATCTATGGAAAATATCATTTGTATTATCAATTACTTGTTCATCAATAGTTGCAAAATAAGCATAAACTCCTTTCGGAAAATCTGGAGTTACACAAAATCTTCCATTATATTCATCTAAAATAGTATCATCAGAAGAATTTTTATATTCATAATCTTCAACAAAAAATCCTTCAGGAAATGGAGGTCTATTTGGAGATACATTTTCAATCTTACTATATCCAGACTTCATTTCATCAATAAATGAATTTTTTCCATCTTTTTTGGAATATCCATATGGACCATAAATTGGGTTTCCATCATATGCCCACCCAATTATTGGGGAGTGCCTTATAGAAGTTGTTTCAAATCCATTAGATTTTCTAAGATCAAACTGCCCATAAAGTTTTTCCCCCAAACTGTCTATAGTGTATAATTTCTCTCTTAATGGTCTTGGGGCGTATAAATGAGTAAATTGAAGTCCATAATTAGAATTTAGATTATAAGTAATAAATCCGTCATCACTTGTAATATTTTTATAATATTTTTCAAATAAGTTTACTGTCCAAGTTTTTAATTTTGTATCCAGTTCACATCCAGTTCCCGCAGAATCTACTACAATAAAGGTATTATTTTTATCATAACCAGCACCACTCTCAACTATCTTTACTGATTTAATTTTATTTCCTTCTAAAATTGGCGTTAAGACTGCACCAAAACCACTTCCATTCGTCAATATAGTTAAATTTGGTGGAGAATTGTAATCCTTTCCGGGATTATTAATAAGTATTTGCTCTATTCTTCCATTATTAATAATTGGAATCAACTGACCCTCAGATCCACTATTTAATTCAATATTAGGAATTCTATTAAAATTAATAATATCTGATGATCCATAACCAACACCAGAATTTTCTACATATACTGAAGAAACTTCTCCTCTAAAAATTGGTTGAACTACTGCTTTAAATAAATCGCTATTAGTTGTTCCTATACCAGTATTTCCATCAACCTGTACGGTTATTTCTGGATAATTAAATTCATGAGTTCCAGTTCCAACAGAAGTGAATGTAATATACTGGTTTGTTTTATAATAAAAATCAATATTATCTGTAGAAATACCAACTTGAGAAAGTTTAAATGAATTACTATCAATTTTTGTGATATAATAATTGGTATTATTTACAAGTCCCCCAATAACAGAATCACTTGTAGAATATTTTACAATTTCTCCAGAATTAAATCCGTGGTCGGAGATAGAAATACTTCCTAAAGATGTACTAACTCCAGAAGAAGTTACTGTTCTTTTTTTATTCTCATAATTTAATCCCTCGTCATCAACAACAATTGATGATATAACAGATTTTTTATTATAAGACTCTAATGAATGATTTCCTATGCCGTATGAAGTGAGAGATATTGTATTAACACCAACTAAGGAATCGTCAAAAGTGTTATATAATTTTACTGTATTTGAATCGACTAAAGAAACATAATACGTAGAATTTGTGGATATACCTCCGATACTTTGCTGCCCATCAGTTCGATAGATTATTCTTTCAAAATTTCTAAACTTATGATATGTAGAGAATCCAATGGTATTGTTTAGTAAATCTACTTTACCGGATTTCAATTCTGAATTGAAAGTTACTTTATGATCTATTAATTTCATAGATGCTGATGCTCTAGCACCAACACCATTGCCCCCCGATATATTAATTTTTGGGGTTTCTATATAATCAAATCCTGGATCAATAATTCTAATTTCCTTTAATGTTCCTTTAACAGAACAGTATGCCGAAGCACCAGTACCAACAAAGTCGGTTATTACTAAATTGGGTGGATTAATAATATCATATCCAGATCCAGGATTAACTACATCAATCTTTTCTACAGAATCATAATAAATTTTATCATTAGATTTATAATTTAATATTTCAACACCATTAACTAATATACCAGTAGTTCCAGGAAGAGTTTCATATACACTTCCATCCTGCACAGGAGGAGCAATTTCTCTTAAAAGTTTTTGTGAACTTAAATTTTTAGAATAAAAGTTCGCACTGTCTAATCTATTATTAGCAGAATCTTCTTGCCTTACCGTATCTAAATTTAAAAATGAATTAAAGTAAATATTTTCTCTACTTTTTGCTATCTTTATATTATCAGCATCAACTACCTTTACAAAATAAACACCAGCATCAAATAGTTCCAAAGTTCCTGGAGTATAATATACAGAGTCTCCAGTATAAAGCCCGTGATTTGGAATATTAAAAGTATCTCCGATATAATCTTTACTTACAGTGAAATCTACAGTTTTTCTGTAAGATTCTATTGTACTTTCATAAAAAGGTAATGATTGAGACGCAACCAAAGTTTTGTCTCCCATCTTGTAAACATTTTGAACGTCTACAATTTCATTAGACAAGTATGAATAATTATTTGATTTAAATTTAGATATATTTTTTTGTATTTTATATTTTTTGCTTATATCTAAACTTCCCTGTCCCGTTACGGTTAGTATAGTATCTGCAGATACGCTAATAATATTAGAAACTACACTAGTACCATCATTCGATACTATAACTATTGGATCCCCATTTTTTAAATTATGTGGAGTTTTTGTAGTCAAACGATATGTTTGATTAATAATGATTGGTTCTATTGAAGAAACTTCACTAATACTTGGACTATTGAGAATCCATTCATCTGTTGTAACATCTACTGAGTTTGTACCTAGAGTTCTGATAATTGCATTACCACCACTTTTAAGATAAAATGTATCCTCGATAGTATCAATATCTTTGAGAACGGAAGTAATTCTTACTTTAATAATTTCGCCTGAGTTGGTATTAGATAAACCATAAGCATAAACATTTAAACAAATATCAGTGGTGTCTTCAATCGTTTTTGTTATATTTTGACATCCCAAGAACTGATTTAAATTTTTTGACGAATATGTTATTATTCCCTCAGTTCCGTCGCTATAGATTACAGATAATTCCCCAGATAATGGGAATCCAACTGTAGAATCTACATCTAAAGTAGTTGCTTCAAAAGAAACTTTTCCTATAAGTTTTGTTTTAGGGTGTATTGAAAAATTACCATATAGCGACCCATCAACGATAATGTCCCTATTATACCCAGCGTCAAAGCTTAATTTATAGTATGTCTTACCAGAATCAGCAAATACTTTTTCTACATTTGAAATTGAAGCATATCCTTTTGTGATCGTAGTATTATCATATGAATCTTGATTTAATGTAGAATTTTCCAATTCATATGGATCTCCAGAAATAGTTTCGACCACAAGGTCATTTGTAATTTGATATTGAGCGTCAGATGGACTTATCAGATAATCTTGGGGTTTTATAATCTTTACATCTTCGCCATATAAAACATTAAATAAAATTTTAAAGGATAAATCCGTTCCTCTTGTTGAATAAAAATCTTTGGATTGTTTTAAAAATAGATATTTGTCCAGTGAACTATAAAATTCTCTATTTTCAAATCCGGGAACAAACTGATACTTAATTTTATTAAAAAATTCTTGTAGGAATAAAGAACTTAAATTTATAACCGATTTAGGAGTTCCGTCAGAATTTAGTGCTAAATGGTCACTTGATTCTGTTTCAGAAAATACTAAGACATCTGGTCTATTATAATTTTGATATGAAGACGTTCCACTAAATCCCCTTACACATCCATAGAAAGACTCTGTAGTCTTACCTGTGTAGGTGATTATTTCATCGTCAATTTGGATTAATCCATATTGATCAGGGAATCCTATGGTACTTGATACCGGTATTATATCATCTAAGAAACTAATATCCGCAGTAAGAGTAGTTGATTCTGAATTAGATTTTATAGAATCTAATTTCAAATATTGGTCAATATTTTGAATAATATCTACAGGAGC